TGAGAGATTCCCTGTAACCTTTGAGCAGTCTTATCCTAGTGTTGCTATTGAGCAAAAGATTCTTGAGAAAGAATGTGAAGATATTCCATTCTGCAAAAATCTAGTAGACTGGGCAGACATCATTCGTAAGACATTCTTTGATGGTGGTGTTGATGAAGTCATCAGTACTCGTAGGTTAGTTCATATAGTTCGTGCCTATGCTATCTGGGGTGATAAGTTGAAGTCTATTCAAGTTTGTCTTAACAGGTTTGATGACGAAACTAAATCTGCTTTCCTTGATCTATATGATAAAGTAGATGCAGATGTAGATCTAGCAGAAGAAAATGATTCTTAAGCCATTTGGTCCTCTGATATTGCATGAAGTAATATCAGAGGATTTTTTACAATTTCTTGTTGAAGCATCTATCGAAACAAAAAAGAAATCAGAAAATGTTGGATGGGATTTAGCAGGTAATATAGAGGATCAATTGCAAAGTGTGATTGATCCTCAAAGGTTTATGAAGGAAATTTATCCTTTTATTTTTAGATATATTGCAGCAGGTTTTGAAAGAAGAAAACAAGATATGATAGGGCAATTAGATCCACCAATGTCAAGAGTTACTTTTGATTGTGGTAATGGTCCTTGGATTAATTTTCAAAAGAAAAATGAGTTCAATCCTGTTCATGTTCACGGTGGTGAACTTTCTTCTGTTATAATGATTGATGTTCCTGAAGAGATTGAAGAAGAATCTGATGCGGTTAAGGATAAGACTAATATGCCATGTCCAGGTCAATTAGAATTTGTTGATGGTCCTTCTGGATACATGTATACTGGAAGTTATAAAGTAGTCCCTAGGACAGGTGATATATTTGTATTCCCTGCACAGTTAAAACATACTGTGTATCCATTTACAAGTGATGTTACTAGGATAACTATGAGTTATAATATATTCAACATACAAGTTGACTCAAACAACAAGGAGTGATAGAATGGTTAATGCATGGAGTTTAGCAGCTTCTATACTAGATGGAACATTTGATGAGGATTATCCAATTATGAGTGATGATTATGCATCTAAAGTTGATCACATGGTAAGTACAATGAATGTAGGACCAAACGATGCTGAATTAGAAGCAATTAGAAAATCAGGTGGGTATGAGTATACACCTCTTAGTTCTCCTGAGATAGAAAAACCTCCTGTACATTATAAGTACAATGAGGAAAAGATCCTTGAAAAAATTAAGGATTATATTGGCAGAACATATAGTTCTCACTACTCATATAATGATAGGGTACAAACCCTAGATCTTATTGAAGCAGTAGGAGATGCATCTGCATTCTGTCGTAGTAACATTCTCAAATACGCATCACGCTATGACAAGAAAGGTACTACTAGACTTGACATTGAGAAGATAATACATTATGCTGTACTTTTATACCACTTTGAAGGATTAGACAAGGAAACCACCAATGGATATGAAACTTTCTGAAAAGACTATTGATCTCTTAGAAAACTTTTCTTCAATTAACCAATCTATTTTGGTTAAGAAAGGATCTAAACTTCGTACTATGTCAGTAATGAAGAACATCCTTGCAGAAGCAGATGTTGATGAGAATTTTGAAAAGGACTTTGGGATCTATGATCTTCCTCAGTTCCTAAATGGTGTCAATCTTATGAATGATCCTGACATCGATCTTAAACATGAATCTTATATGATTCTTCGTGAAGGTCAAACAACAAAGGTAAAATTTGCTTTTGCTGATCCTGATGTTATTATTTCTCCACCTGAGAAAGGAATTGAACTTCCTAGTGCTGATGTAACTTTCCAATTGGATAGTATTCAATTACAGAAATTACTTAAAGCATCTTCTGTATATCAGTTGCCAGATCTTGCTGCTGTTGGAAATGGTAAGGAGATTACTTTAACAGTTCGTGACAAGAAGAATGATAACTCAAATGAGTTCTCTCTTAAAGTTGGTAAGACTGATAGTATATTTGAATTTAATTTCAAAATAGAGAATATCAAATTGATTCCTGGTTCATACGAGGTTAAGATTTCTCGTAAGAATCTTGCTAAGTTTACTAATAGGAATTATAATCTAGATTACTTTATAGCATTGGAACCAGATTCCACATATGCAGAAGATTAATACTATACCATTATTTACTATTAACATCCATAGGGTACATGTACCTGAATGGAAAAAAGAAGGGGACCGTATACTTTCTATGGTTCCCTTTGATAATGTTAAGGCAAAGGATACTCATCTTACTTACACTGATTACTTTGAAAAATCTGAACCAGTATATGCTAAAGATTTTTTAGAAATTGTACAACCATATCTGGAAGAATTTCATAAGGTTGCTAAGTACAAATTTACTAGGGTAACTGGACTATGGTGTCAGAAGTATAAGAGTAGAGATTACCATGTGCCACATGATCATGGGTCTACTGGTTATTCTTGCGTATTCTATGCTAGAATGAATGCAAATGTTCATAAGAGCACTTTGTTTTTTTCTCCTTTTCCAGCAGAAGAGGGGAGTCGTGAATCAAGTTCTATTGCTGTTGATGAGGGTGATCTTGTAATCTTTCCAAGTGGTTTGATGCATATGGCTCCTCCTCACGATAGTAATCAAGAGCGTGTTATTATCTCTTTGAACCTTATATAATGAAAAATGAATTCTTATGGGTCGAAAAATATAGACCCAAGAAAATTGATGACTGCATTCTTCCAGATAGTATCAAAGATACTTTTCAGAAGTTTGTAGATAAAGGAGAGATTCCTAATTTACTTCTTGCTGGTCCTGCAGGATGTGGTAAGACTACTATTGCCAGAGCATTATGTGAACAATTATCATGCGACTATATTATCATCAACGGTTCTGACGAAGGGAGATTTCTTGATACCGTTAGGAATCAAGCGAAGAATTTTGCTTCGACAGTATCTTTATCACAAACTAGTACGCATAAGGTCATCATCATCGATGAGGCAGACAACACTACCCACGATGTACAGTTACTCCTTCGGGCGAATATTGAAGCGTTTTATAACAACTGTAGATTCATCTTCACTTGTAACTACAAGAATAAAATTATCGAGCCCCTCCATTCCAGGTGTGCTGTGGTGGAGTTCGGTATTAAGGGCAAGGAAAAACAGAAGATTGCAGCAGCGTTCTTCAGTAGACTTGTATCCATCTTGGACAGTGAACGGATTGAAGCTGATAAGAAAGTCCTTGCCGAATTAATACAAAAACATTTTCCTGATTGGAGGAGAGTGTTAAATGAGTGTCAAAGATACTCAGTTGGTGGTAAAATAGAAAGTGCTATCCTAGCAGAATTTTCAGATGTCAAGGTTAATGATCTCATTAAAAAACTCAAAGCGAAAAACTTTTCGGAGGTTAGGAAGTGGACCGTTTCTAATTTGGATAATGATCCTAACTTACTTTTCCGTTATATTTACGACGCTCTTCTTGTATCCTTGGACGGCCCTAGCATTGCTGCTGCTGTTCTCATTATTGCTAAGTATCAGTATCAAATGGCTTTTGTAGCAGATCAAGAGATTAACATGCTTGCATGTTTAACTGAAATTATGGTAGAATGTAAATTCAAATGAAAACACCTATAACAAACAGAGACATTTATGAGGAGTTACAAGTGAGTAAACTTGAAAAAAAGAGGCATCAAATCAAATCCAGATTTTATTATATTTTCTGGGGTGCTGCAACTGCATCAGTATTTGCTGGACAGTTATATGTTGGATCTGGATATCGTCAGATGTCTAAATCATTCAACAGAATAATGGATGCTATTGTTGTTGAAATTGATAGCAGACCCAAATTTTATTAATACTATATAATGTAGTATTTAAAACGATTGTAGTTAATAATTACAGTCACACACACAAATACTCAAACACAAATTACTAAGAATACTTATGGCAAGGAATCCTTACGAGATCCGACTAGAGTTACTTCAGCTTGCGGAGAATCGTCTTCTTAATCGATATCAAGAAGAAAAAGAAAGATATCAATATCTCGATGAGAAGGGAGATGATCCTGGAC